GTCTCGCGTTCACCTGTTTTGGCACTGTATCAAGGAGACTCCTTAGTGCTATTTGTAGAATCCTGTGACAATGGTTTCACTTGTGACAATCGTTGTTCCTTTAACACTATTTCATGCCCCTTTGCAATTATGTAAGCAACAGAACCAGTCGCCACATGGCACGCCTTGGCCACCTGTTCCAGTGTTAAACCACGTTCTCTGAGCACATAGGCCTGCCTGCACACCTCGGGCGTGTGTTTGGTGATGCGATCATCGAGGTCGTCGTCCGGGTCAATTAATGGCGTGCCGTCGGTGTCGACGTCGGTGCCGTGCGGGTAGGACATCAGGCCAGCCTTGACCGCCTTGGCCACCAGGTACTTCGCCTCGGCCAGTAGCTGGCTCCGTGTTATTTGGTGAGATGGTTTCATGTTAGAAGATGGGGGATGGGTCGGAGAAGCGGCAGAACTGCCCGTCGTACCATAGAGGCACGATACCACACTCGCCGTCTCTTTGTTTTGCAATGGCAATGATAGCCTCGCCTTTGGGCTCGTTGCGAACTCTATCCAATAGGAGCACCAGGTCGGCGTCACGTTCGATCTGCCCGGAGTCGGCCAGGTCAGTCAGGCGGGGTGGTCTTGGTTGGGTTTTTTCGTTTTCTCGATTGAGCTGGGCTAAGGCAACCACGGCTGTCTTGGTGTCTGAGGCCACAGCCTTGAGCTTTCCACTCACCTCGGCGATCTCGTAAGTGCGCTTCTCTGCCGCCTTGGATCCATGGATCTTCTGCAGGTAATCCACCAGGACAAGGCGCACGCCCCATTTCCTGACGGCCCGACGAATCACCGCGGTGATGGTGGCGATGCCTGAGATGCCTGAGCCTGCGGCGAAGTGTAGCGGGCTGCCGGCGATCTTGGCGGTGGCTGCCCCCATTGCACGCATACCGCCCTCGTCCAGTTCGCCGGTCTTGATGTCCTGCATGGGCACCGAGCCTATCGTCGAGACCATCCGGCGAACGATGGATTCATCCGACATCTCCAGGCTAACGAACAGGGTCGGGATCCGGGAGTCGATGGCAGCAGCCTTGGCAATGGCGATTGCGATGGCGGTCTTTCCGATGCTTGGGCGGGCAGCAATGATGGCCAGCTCGCCCAGTTGGAATCCATCGGTCATGGAGTCGAGGCGACGGAAGCCGGAAGTGATTCCCGACAGGTGGCCTTTTCGGGCGAACCGTTCCTGGGTGGCGTCGATAAACCTGCCCACCACCGACTTGGACGATTGCACCTCTTCCTTGGAGGCCTCAACGGTGAGCCCTGCTTCGGCATTAGAGACGATTTGATCGACGGATAGGGTGGAGACAGCGGAGTCACGGATTAAACGGTCCCCGGTGGATCGTAGCTGCCTCCGGAGGTGAGCCTCTAGGACAGCTCGTGAGAACTCGGGATAGTTGGCCGGGCTGGGGCACATCTCGTCGCACTTGTTCAGAGCCTCGAAAGGCACCGGTGTCTGGCCCATGGAGCGCTTCCACTCCTTCACCACGGTGGTCATGTTGACCGGATCGCTCTTGGCAACGAGGCCTTTGGTGATCTCGAACACCTGGCGCAAGTTGTCGTCCTGGAGCGCCTCGGTGGGGATCTTGGCGAATACCTCGTGGCAAACATCGGATCCACCGGAGAGACAGGCGCCGATAAGGCCGAACTCGTCGTCCTGGGCAAAGTAGGGGTCGCTCATTGGTAGTCGGCAATGTTGGGTGAGAAGGTGCCGGCCGCACGGGATTCACCGATACCAGGAAGAAGACCGCTTCTAACCTTGTCGACCTCGCCGTTCCAGTTGTTCAGCAAGGTCATCAGCTCACGGCGAAGGTATTTGTCGTCGGACTTATACCGTGCTTCAACGAGTAGGATGTCCTCCTCCGGTGTGTTGAACTCGAAGACCTCTTTCAAGGCCTTGATCTCCTTGGTGCTCCATGGGGTGGTAGGTCTACGGCGAACGATAGCGCCTATCCGTAGTCGGAAGGCTTCAAGCTTAGGCGAAAGGTCACGCGTGACGATTCCCTCGCTCCCTTCCTTTCCCTGTTCCTCTTCCCTGTTCCCTGTTCCAAGGCAATCTTTCTCGAATCCTCGCGAATCCTCTCGAACATCGTCGAATGGTGGCAACTTAGAGGCTGAAGGTTTGTCGATTTTCTGATGATTTTGCCACTTTGGGATGTCCAAGTAGGATTCACCGTCGACTTGGTACAAGCGAATGCATCCCTGCTTTTCAAGTTCACAGATCCAGCTTGGCAGTTTCTTAAAAGCATCTTCGTCGTAAGGGAAAAGACGGCTCGCGAGGAGTCGCGAGGATGCGCGAGCCCTCCCGACATCATCGCAACATGAAAAGAGGCCGATGAAAAGCAATCGAGCCTCCCGAGAAACTCTGCTGAGACTTTCGGATTCCCAGAACTCAGGTTTAACTGATCGAATTCTCACTGTTGATCCTTTTGGTTCAAATGGAGGTTTCGATTCTCAATGGCATCCACTTTTGCTTGCTGAAGCATCTGACAAATGAGGTCGACGTTATGAATGGCAAAAATTACTAAACCATCACCCTCTCCCCAAGGGTTTGGCTGTGAGATGCAGACGTAGCCCACATCTGATGCGTACACTTGCGTATCGTTCTGACTTTGGATTTCGAGTTTCATGTATCAAACGGAAAACCCCGTCACGCATCGCGGTGAGGAATCGCGGAGAAACAACGCGACGTTCACGATACGGACGGGGTGAAATTGATTGATCATGGTTTCTCTGAAGGTATCGACGCTCACCTCTCACAGCTCACGTCGACGGCCTCTCTCTATCTGCCGGCCTTGTATCTGTCCATGCCTTAGTACGCCGGAATCAGCACATCAGCCACCGCCTGGGTGAGCCTCACGTCCTGCAGGCAGTAGTCGATGGCCGCCTGGCGGTCGGTATTCCACAACAGGCTGAAGTCAGCGCCGTTGCCTGCCTTGTCACCCAGACCTAGGTGCCGACTGATGGCACCCAGGCTCCCGGTTGCCCGGCTGTCTCCGAGCTGCCACACCTCGCGCAGATCGACCACCAGGTCGTTCCAGTACCGGCCTTGGCGCAACCAGTAGGGTGGGGCAATGCGGTGGCGCCAGGAGCGTTTGATCAGGAACGGCAGGTCGAAGGCCTTGATATTGAAGCCAATGAGTCTGGGGGTCCTTTCATAGTAGTTCAGCAGCGCCCACCATTGCCGGAGCATGGCGGCCTCGCCATCGGCTTCTGCCGACAGTACCGCGGTCTCCTGGTAGTCCTTGCGGTATCCGATGCACAGCACCTGTCCGGACATGGCATCCAGGGCGGCGTTCTTGATGTAGTCCGCGGCGTGACTCTCCTCGGCCTTCTGGATACGCTCGGCGATCAGGTCCGGGTTCTTGATGTTGCCCAGCTTCACGTCGGCCGGATTGAATGGCGGGATGTTGAGCTGTTCGACCGGCAGCGGCCCGGTCTCGATGTCGAAGATGATTGTTGGATTGGCTGGCATAGTTGTCTTGGTTGAAATTGTTGCGCGTTTGTCCGCCGATGCGCGCCCCCGGCTTCCCATGAGTCCCCGACAGCAACAGGCTGCCGGAAAGTGTTTTAGGTCGGCTTGCCGCAGTGGATGCAGCAGATACCGCGTTTAGGCTGTCGATCTAGCGGCTCGACTTCCAGCCATTCGCAGATTTCACGGTAGCTCTTCCAGCCAAATGACCAGACTGCGCCCGGGTACAGATGGCCGGACTTGTAGAGGGCTAGGGCCTCGTCCTTGGTGTGGATGCAGAGGTCTTCTAGGACTCGGAAGGTACGGTTGGAGAACGGGAAGCCCCAGAGGGCTGTGATCTCTTCCATCTCCTTGGCGGAGGCAATGACCTGGTGGATCCGTTGGCGCGACAGGTTCAGCTTGTTGCCGATCTCCTGCAGGGTCATGCCCTCGGAGCGCATTTGGACTACCTGGGGCACCATCGGTGCCACCTTCATGTAGACCTTCTTGGGCTTGGCCTCAGAAAGGGATGTCGTCATCGGATGTGATCTCCTTGTTGGCCTTGATCTCTTCGAGGCGGGCGTTGACCGCGGCAATGAGGCGCTTGTCTTCGGCCGTGATATCCTTGTTGGCCATGGCTTTCGGAATCCACACCTCGGCCAGGCCGTTGACGGCCGACTCGGTGAGGTCGGAGATGGCCGTGCCTTTGAACTTGCCGACGTGCACCTGCACCTCGGTCAGGTCGAGGTTGGCTGGCGTCTGGGGCTGCCCCTGCTCGTCCTTGGGCGGCCTGTCTTCCAAGCGTACCCACAGGCCCGACGGCTTGAGTGGCTCACCGACCTTGTGGGGCATGATGAGTTTGATGTTGGCGAACGTCTTGGTGCCGTCCTGGCTCTTTTCATGGACGATCACCACGGTGGCCGGTCGTCCGATGAGGTTGTCGAGGTTGAGGCTGGTGGTGTCCTCCGCGGTAAGGGCTCGGCCGTACCAGTCCTTAAGGAACCGAGTAAGACCTGCCTTCTCGTGCAGGCTGGCGGTCATCGGCGCCGTCATGACCACCCAGGGCTGCACCGGGTTGCGTGATTTGTCCAGAATGTCGATCTCGAATGCGATCTTGAACTTTTGCTTGGTGCCATACTGCGTTTCGTAGGCCTTGAGCGGCGTGATGTCGACGCATACCGCTCGGCCTGTGTATTCCGGGCACGGCTCGAAGTTGCCGCCGCCCTTGTTGCTTGTGACTGTGATTCCCATGTGTTGCTGTGTTGTCGTTGTTGTTGTGTTATTTCGAGGCCTGCTTTTCGACCTCGGAAAGTTGCTTTGCCATCCTAGTGTATTGTTCCCAGTACTCGGGCCAGGTTGACTTGATTCTGCGAAGGTTCTGCTCGTCCGCCACTAGTGCCGCGGCGCCTAGTTTGCGAATGAAGCTGCCGCCGTATTCCATCATTGTCTCGATGGTCTTCTTGTCGGTCACTTGATTGCCTTTCCGCGTTTACGTGTCCAGTAGGAGGTCGTTTCAATCTTCTTGGCCCGTGCTGCCTTGAATGCTGCGCCCACTTCTCCGCGGGAAAGCACGCGCAGACCGTCTCCTTCACGCTGTATTTCTTTGGCTGATCTCATGGATTTAGGTCCCTGCATTGCTTGATCGCGTCGTCGATTGCCTTACGCATCATCGGCCACTCCTCTGGGTTGATGCTGATCTTGCCATGACCATCAGCGGATTGGCTTACCTCGACGTATTCGCCGCCCCCTTCATCGACGATTTCAATGTCAGTGCATTCCATCGAAAGCATGTGGTCGTCGGTGGGTGACAGCACCCATTTGATCGGTCGCAGCTTCATCGTCCCTCCAACCATTTCTTGAGGTCTTGAAGCTCGTCGGCTTTGGCTTCGAGTTCTTTGATGCGCTTGTTCGCTCCAGCCAGTTGCCTCTCTAGCTGACGGGCGAAGCCAGCCTTCACGAAGTGCTGGAACGCCACGGTGACAACCGGCTGCCGGTCTGTGCGCGGGGTTTTGCTGACCATTTTGTTGGTATCACCAATATGGTTCACGGCTTGGCCTCCTTGACTTTGAGCCATGCTGCAAGGTGCTTGTCCTTGGTGAAACCATATCCGATCCATCCTTCGTACAACACATCACCCGCCTCCTCCAACCGCTTGATGCGGTCATTGGCTGCGTTGAGTTCGCGTTCGATCTTCATGCCTTCAGAAAAAATCGTAGCGTCTACAATACCGCGAGCGTGTCCTGCTACAGATTTCATTCTCGGTGTATCGCTGATCATTTTCGTGAGGTCAGGAATATGATCGTTCATTTCGCCTCCTCCACCCGTTGCATTTCCACAAAGTCCAGCGTGTTCTCTTCGTTGATTGCAATGCCCCAGCCGTTGCGACGGCATGACAGCTCGATGGCGTTGTACACTTCATTGGCCTTCTCTTTTGGAAGATATAGGTAAAAAATTCCCCTCAGTGTGATTCGATATGTTTCTTCTGTTTTAGTTTGTTTTTTGCTCATTTGAGTCCCTCCGCAATCATGGCGTGCTCAAGGATCAGCACGGCGTCCGCGGTTTTGAGTGTGATCGTCAGCTTGGGCTGCCTTTGCTGCGCCAAGCCCTTCAGATGGCTCTTCCAGCCCTTTCCGTGCGTCTTTGAGGTGCCAGCCCCAATCGTCTTCTGCCAACGCTGTGGCGGCACCTCGATGCAGCGGGTGAGCATTGAGGCAATGAGTCCATGCAGGAACCCTACGTTGCGCCCAAAGTTGAACATCGAGGAACCCGGTGCTCCCTTGCCACCGATGTAGCCGCCCACCTTCTCGATGTAGACCACATCCGACTGCAACAGGTAGTTGATCACCACCTCCCGCACGTCGCCGTCGGTGTCTGGCATGGGCTCCAGGGTGACTCGGTTTGCTGCGTAGTGCGCCAGGCCGCCAGATAGGCCTGGGTCGATTGCTAGGATGCGTTTCATCGGGCGGCCTTCTTTAGCCAGGCAGCGATGGCCTTGTCGGCCACGGCCTGTAGTTTGAGGCCGGCGGCGAGGCAGTATTCTCGAAGGGCCTTGTGGGTGGTGGGTGTCACGTTGATGGTTTTTGGTTTGGTCATTGGGCGATCTGCTTGGAGATCTCTTGGACGAGGCTGGGTGATGTTCTACCCAGGAGGGCTACACGGTGCGCCATCTTCTCGGTGACGGCCTCGTGCCTCTTCCTTTCGCATTCCGACAGCAGGTTAAGATTTGTCCTGGTGCCTAGGATCACCGAGGCCGTGAGGCTGTTTACTGCCACGCGGTTCATGCGCTCCATTTCCTCGGCATTGGTGTTGGGAGGCGCGATATGGAAGCCAGCCCCGCGGAAGCCCCGCTGGCTGAAGTTCATTCCTCGGTGCCGCAGCACCAT